TGATGGTTGGATTTTTTGGGGGTCATTAATGAGAGAAAAATTATAACAATATAATCCTTCTTTTGAACTACCCAAATTACTATTATATTTTTCTATTTTATTATATACTCCGGCCGGAAAGGAGTCCTCTCTATACTTCCCATCACACAAAATAGCAAATTCCTTCATTATTAATCGATTATTTTTCTGTTCATTATCTGTAGGAACATATCCAGTTATGTATATATTTTTGGGTATATCACTATCATTATATAAATCAGCCAATGGATAATAAATGTCCGAAACAGAAGTTGTGTCAGAAGTTAACTTTGCTAAATTATTTGGTATTTGGTTTTCATATGGCCAATTTGTATAATTTGACCATTCATTTCGCTTATACACATCATTTCGCTGCATATACCACATCCAATTTGATACTAACCCATTTGATTCTACTACTATTTTGCCGGTTTTATTTATTTTCATGTGAGGTTGCTCATATATTAATTTGATTAGATAACTTTGTGTGTTTGCAGCAAATAAACTTCTCTCTTTCTCGTCTAAAAAACATTGGGTAACAATTAAATGAGCATCTTCCGGTGGATCTAATCTATTAATCCTATTATTATATACATATCCGGATGAAATATCTCTAATAGGGGGCTCCTGTATAAATCTATGAAATTGATATTCGTTTGTTGATTGTTCGGCGCGAATACGGGGAATATCTTCATATGAAGTAACACTCTTTATACTCCTGTCATATAAAACATCTTTTATAGTGTATAGCTCATGTATTGGTCTAAATATAAAATTTATTTCTAATTCGGCATATTGTAGGCATGTTAATGGAAGCGCCATAGTAGATGCAGCCGAAAACCAACTATTAATGGGTATAAATAGTTGATGACTATGTATAGATGGCTCTATAGCGTCTGTGTTTGTATCATCAATCTTGAATGCGTTGGGGTAATTATTATTTCTATTAGAATAGTTTGCAGGATCATTTAATTCGGGAATATTCCCGGTCATAATATTAAATAATTGTTTTTTATTCGCATCATAATCCCTCTCCACCATATTTTGAATATATGAACCAGAGAATTTTTGTATTAAATATCCCCCGATTGTGAAAGTAACTTCCTTTATTAATTGAGTTCCTATATTTTTGATCCATTGAAATTCATATGGTCGATATTCAAACGTATTTGGTTCTCCCACACTATCGCGATAATATTTTAATACCGGACTCCAAATATTGGGCAATGTAACAACTAAATATGTATCCATTAATAAATCAGCATGCCGTTTAATTTTAAATGTAAATTTAGTCTCTATATCTGAAAGTGCATTTTTTGTACCATGTTGATCCATTCGGAATTTTTGCAGACCAAAATTAGTATATTTAACATATTTTGTTTTAAAAAAACTTTTTGTTGGATTACCTGTTAAAATAATATTTTGATTACCTATTGCAATTAAATTTAATAATCCTCCTGCCATATATTAATATTAAATAATATAAATATATTATTATTATTATTTCCTTTAATTAAAAATAATATTAATAGTATATAATATTACTAGTATAATAATGGTAAACTCACCTATAGCTGTTGCTCTAGTTGATGCTAAAGACGCAGGTAATAAAATGATTGAAAGTATGGATCATACAAAGGTCGTTTTAGTAGTTGTTATATTTATTTTATTTTCGTTGATGAGTTGGATATATACTACTCTTAATAAAGAAAATGCTGCATGTAACAAATTAAATATAATGTACCGCGAACATAATACATTTATATCTAAAAGTTATTTGAATAATGGTCGTCAAATTAATAGAAAAGGTGATTACCAAAACATAGAAGAGGATAAAGATATAATATGTATTTTGCGAAATTATTATATTAAAGCAGCATATAATTGTTGTTGTGGTGATGGTTACAAAAATAATTTTGTAAATTTATGCGCATTAAAAAAATGCATAGCTCAAGGTGCGCGTTGTCTGGATTTTGAAATATATTCTTATAATAATGAACCTATTGTTGCTGCATCTACTGCAAATAATAATTCTATTAAGGAAACGTATAATTCTTTAAAGTTGACAGAAGTTTTTGATGTGTTGAACGCGAGTGTATTTAACGGCAAAACTGCGAGTGCCAATGACCCAATGATCCTTCATTTAAGAATAATGAGTGAAAATGCAACAATTTATGATTTAATTGCTAAATATTTAGTGTCACACTTAACTAGAGGAGGCGACCATTTGTTACCATTAAAATATTCAATACAAGACGCAGAATATGAAGGCAAAAATGGGGATGAATTATTACAAATGCGCATTACAAATTTATATCAGAAATATATTATAGCAGTGCATACCAATCATAAAAATATATTAGAAAATAGTAGATTGGCACGTTTTGTGAACTTTAAATCTGGTTATAATAAATTCCAACTATTTAGATATAATCAAATGTCAGCTAGTGATTCAAATAACCCGATCATAATAAATGCTTCAAAGACAGGTCTTTTCATGGTTATTCCTTCGATAAACAATAGTATTGTGAATTATGATTATTTAATTCCATTAAGCAATGGGTGCCAAATAATCGCTATGAAATTTCAGAATATGGATAATAATTTAATCTCGTATAATAAATTTTTCAAAGGAAAAGGAGGTTACCCATATGTATTAAAACCTGATAATCTAAAGCGCAATTTAGAGAAAGATGCACCAATTGTATCAGGCGCACCATTAATAAGAAAGGCCGATATTATTGGACTGTTTGGTAATTAAGATTTCTCTCATTTAAGATTTCTCTCATTTAAGATTTCTCTCAATAAAAATATCATTACTATATAAAACATCTTTGAAAATAATGAAAAAGGACTTGTTTGAAGAAAAAGAGCTTCAAATTTTGAGAGACGCAATTGATAATGCAAATTCCCTATCTGGTAAAAAACTAGCCCAATCTGACGAGGTTAAAAATATTCTTGATATTTTAGAGGAGTTTTTAAGAACACATATAACATTATGTTATGGTGGAACTGCGGTTAATAATATATTGCCGGAGCAACATCGTTTTTATAATAGAAATATTGAAATACCTGATTATGACTTTTTCACCCCGTATGCAATGGATTATGCAAAACAGCTGGCTGATATTTATTACAAAAATGGATATACAGAAGTTGAAGCCAAATCTGGAATTCATGCCGGGACATTTAAAGTATTTGTGAATTTTATGCCAATAGCAGACATTACTTATTTAGAACCCCAGTTATTTAAAAATCTCTCCAAAAAAGCAATAAAAATTAATGCCATCAATTATTGTCCTCCCAATTATTTACGTATGGCTATGTATCAAGAATTATCGCGTCCAATGGGGGATGTTACGCGCTGGGAGAAAATATTGAAACGGCTGATTTTACTTAATAAAAATTATCCATTAAAAGGTGAGGCATGTAACAAGCAAGATTTTCAGAGGAAATATGAAGGGTCGATAGAAGAACGCGATCAAATATATGAAATTTCTAAAACCAGTTTTATAAATCAAGGTTTAGTGTTTTTTGGTGGATATGCTGCTAACTTATATGGGAAATATATGCCGAAAACCGATAAACAGATTGTTGAAAGTGTTCCTGATTTTGATATATTATCAGAAGACCCATTATCCAGCGCATCAATTTTACAAGAACAATTAATATACGAGGGGTATACCAATGTTAAAATCAATAAGAAAAATGCTATAGGTGAATATGTTGATATACATTATGAAGTAGTTGTCAATAAAGATATTATTGCATACATTTATAAAGCAAATGCATGTCATAGTTATAATATCATTTATATAAATGGACAACAAATCAAAGTCGCAACTATCGATACTATGTTGACATTTTATTTAATTTTTATATACACTAATAGACCTTATTATGATGTAAATCGTTTGTTATGTATGTCGGAATATTTATTTAAAGTGCAATTAAAAAATCGTTTGGAACAAAAAGGGTTATTACAGAGATTTTCTGTAAATTGTTTTGGAAAACAGCAAACATGGGAAGATATAAGAGGTGAAAAATCACGCCTATATAAAGAATTAGCTAGTCAAAATAAGCGTCGAGGCGACAAAACTTATGATTATTATTTTTTACGTTATGTTCCTGCTGATTTAGATAAAAATGTGCAATCACCCAGAAAAGCTAAATCTTGGAAAAAGCAATTTGGGAAAA